AAGCGCAACTTCTACTCAAGGTGGGGCTGGCGGGGCTGGCACAGCTTCTACAATTACCGGATCATCTGTAACATACGCTGGCGGCGGCGGCGGCGGCGGCGACTACCGTGGCACAACGGCTGGTGCTGGCGGGTCTGGCGGCGGCGGCGCAGGCAATGTTAACGGAACTGGAACCGCAGGAACAACAAACACTGGCGGTGGCGGTGGTGGTGGTGGTTTTGGCACCGGCAATATTGTTTATGGCGGCGGAGCCGGTGGTTCCGGCGTTGTCATCTTGAGTATTCCAACAGTTTTCTATACCGGCACAACAACCGGCTCGCCTACAATAACGACTAATGGCGCTAACACCATTATCAAGTTCACCGCATCAGGGAGCTATACGGCATGAGCCACTTTGCTAAAGTTCTTGATGGCAAGGTCATTCAGGTCATTGTCGCTGAGGCTGACTTTTTTGACACGTTTGTCGATAGCTCGCCCGGCCAGTGGATACAGACCAGCTACAACACCCGTGGCGGGGTCCACTATGGGCCAGATGGTGAGCCTGACGGTGGTGAGGCTTTGCGCGGAAATTATGCTGGGCTTGGCTACATTTACGATGCCGTGAACGATGTGTTCTATGCATCGAAGCCCTATGGCTCGTGGATTTTAGATCAATCCACTTGGCTGTGGAATGCGCCTGTTGCTTATCCTGATGACGGACAGCAATATGTCTGGGACGAGCCAACAGTCTCTTGGAAATTGGTTGAGGAAGTCCAATGACCATCTCTCGCAACCTGTCCATCTTAGCTGAAGGCGTCAATTCTTCTGGCGTTCTTTTAGCGACTAATGGCGGCACTGGTGTTACAACGTCTACCGGCTCCGGCAATGTCGTTCTCAGCACCAGCCCGACGCTTGTTACGCCAATCCTTGGAACGCCTATCTCTGTCACACTGACCAACGGCACTGGCCTTCCTTTAACTACGGGCGTCACCGGAACCCTTCCTGTTGCGAACGGCGGCACTGGCGTCACAACCAGCACCGGCACTGGAAGCACTGTCCTGTCGGCATCGCCTACTTTCACTGGCACGTTGGCTGCGGCGACGATCACTGCTACCGGCAGCATAACAGCCTATTTCTCTGACGACCGGCTCAAAACCCGCAAGGGCAACATTCAGGATGCCCTAGCCAAGGTTGAAACGCTCAACGGCTTCAACTACGAAGCTAACGAAGTCGCGCAGGCGCTGGGATATGATGTGAAGCCTGAAGTCGGAATTTCGGCGCAGGAGGTTCAGGCTGTCATGCCTGAAGTTGTTGTGCCTGCCCCTATTGATAAGAAGTACCTGACCATACATTATGAGCGTATGGTCCCACTTCTTATCGAAGCTATCAAAGAGCTGTCTGCTAAAGTCAAAGAACTGGAGAGCAAACAATGTCCGTAATTCTTGGCAGCACCGGGATCACCTTCCCTGACGCGACAACGCAGACCACCGCAGCTACGGCTGGCGGCTTCAGCAACCTTCAAGTTTTTACCTCCTCCGGCACGTTCACTGTCCCCGCAGGCATCACCAAGGTAAAGGTGACGGTTGTTGGCGGCGGCGGCGGCGGACCCGGAAGCTCTGGCGGTGGCGGTGGCGGCGGCGGCGGAACTGCTATTAAAATTGTTTCTGGCTTGACCCCCGCAGGAACCGTATCGGTTACTGTCGGTTCGGGCGGCACTGGGGGCGGAAACAATGCTAATGGAAACACTGGAGGAACTTCTTCTTTTGGTGCTTATTGCTCCGCAACAGGTGGCTCTGGTGGCTTGGCAACCGGCGGTGCTTATGGTGGCACAGGCGGTATTGGATCAAGTGGTGATTTAAACATAAAAGGTAGTGGCGGCGGAAATGGAACATCAGGCGGTATTAACAACGGTGGAACAGGCGGCTCTTCTTTTATGGGTGGTGGAGCAGTAGGGACAGGTGATGGAGTTGGCACTGAAGCAGGAAAAGCTGGCGGTGCTTATGGTGGCGGCGCAGGTGCCCCTATAGGCACTAACACAAGTGCCGCAGGTGCGTCCGGTGTCGTAGTGGTGGAGTACTAATATGAAACAGGCTCTCATCTCCCCTACTGAAAAAGTTTATAGCTACGGCGGTCAGCTTCTTGGCGAGCGCGTTGCAGAAGTTGTTTCCGTTCCATTTCTTGTTGCGCCTCCATTATTTTGGACGGCCTGTGCTGATGATGTCGTCGCAGATAAATTTTACTATGATGTTGCAACTGGATTGATAAACCCAATCCCGCCTGCGCCTTCCATCACAGCTTCGTTCGTTCCTAACCCAGCAACGGCTGGCGGGACAACCGTGCTGTCTTGGACCGCGACAAACGCTACTGGTGTAAAACTTAGTTCGTATGGCGATCAAGTGTTTCCTGTGTCTGGCTCTCAGAACTATTCCTATGCTAACACTGGAACATACACTGAAACTGTCACGGCGATTGGCTCAGAAGGAACTGTGTCTCGCGCTGTGAAGGTCAGTGTAATTTCGTAACCATAAAAAGGGGGTTTAAATGGATAACATCACTGTCGCGCTTCCGGTTCAGGCTTGGAACAATATCCTTGCGGTTCTCGGAGATCGCCCATTCAAGGACGTTGCCGACCTGATCATGGAGATCAAGCGTCAGGCTGAAACACAAGTGTCTCAAACTCCTATCGTAGAGTCGGTAGAAGCTGAAGATACCGTTCAGTAAGGAGTAATGGCGCTATGGACCAGACAACGATTAATCTGGCCCTTAGCGCCGCCCTTGCCGTGGCTGGCTGGTTTGGTCGCCAACTATGGGAAGCTGTTCAAAAGCTCAAGGATGACATTCATCGTATTGAAGCTGACATGCCAAAGAGCTATGTCCTAAAAGACGACATGGACAAGCGCATGGACCACATCGAGACGATGTTCCAGCGCATCTACGACAAACTCGACGGAAAGGCGGATAAATGAGCACGACCGAAGAGAAGCAGGAAAAGATTGCCCTTGAAATGGCTGCGAACGCCTCCAAGGGCGCGTTGGTCGAGAAGATCGTCTTCGCTGGCATCCCCATCCTGTTCTCCTGCGTCGTCTACCTCATGGGCTCCCTGTCCAGCGCCAACAACGAAATCATTCAGCTTAAGTCTAAGATCGCTGTCGTCGTGAATGCCGACAACAAGGCGATCCCCCCGCAGGGCACGACCATCGACATGGCCCAGATCCGTGAGAGCCTAAGCGAGCAGATCGCGAGGGTCGAGAAGGAGGCTGCACTTGGTCGCGCCGCCATGACGCTCGACCGTGAGCGTTCCATGTCCGCCGTTGAAAAGTCCCGCCTCGACATGGCCGCAGACGCTGCGCAGGCGCGCGCCGCAATCCGCTTCGACACTATGAAATTGGTGTCCGAACTCGACAAGCGCATCACCCTGCTTGAGAAAGGGCATTGAATTGGACCCCCTCAGCCTCCTTGCCGCAGCCAAGGTCAGCTATGAAGCCATCAAGGCCGGGATAGCTGTCGGCAAAGAATTGCAAGGAATGGCTGTTGACCTTGGTTCAATGTTTGACAGCGTAGCAGCGATCACCCGCGCCGCCGCCGATCCCAAGGGCAGTTTGATGAGCGGCAAGTCCGCGCAGCAAATCGCCATGGAAGCCTATGCTGCCAAGGCTGAAGCTGACGCGATGATGGAAGACCTGAAGAACCAATTCATTGGTGAGTTTGGTATTGCAGCCTGGGATCAGGTTCTTTCTCACACAACACAAATCCGCAAAGACCAGAGAGCTGCGGCTCTTCAATCTGCGAAAGAGCAAGAAGAGATGATGGGCAATGTTTTGGTTGGTGGGATTGTTGTGGTTATGGCTATCACCGTTTTTGTCATCCTCGCCTTACTTACAATCAAACTTCTCGCACACTAGGAGTGTCGCCATGCAGATGAGCCCAGAAGGAATTGACGCACTTCTCAAAAAGTTTGAGGGCTGCAAACTTAAGGCATATCGTTGCCCAGCTAATGTTTGCACCATTGGCTACGGCCATACTTCGGCTGCGGGTGCGCCGGAGGTGCATGACGGAATGACAATCACCCAGAAGGATGCTGACGACATTCTGCGGCGTGATTTGGTCAAGTACGAGACTGCGGTCTTTGGCATGGTTCAACAGCCACTGAACCAGCACCAGTTCGACGTTCTGGTTGATTTTGCCTACAACGCTGGCGTTGGCGCGTTGAAATCATCCACTTTGTTGAAGAAGGTGAACGCCGCTCAGTTTGATGCTGTGCCAGGGGAATTGATGAAATGGACCAAGGGTGGCGGCAAGGTGCTTCCGGGTCTTGTGCGTCGTAGGCAAGCCGAAAGCGCGTGGTGGACTACAGATTTGCCAAAGACGCCCGAGCAGGTCTTTGAACATGAGCAAGAGAATCGTGTAGAGCCTGATCCCGTGCCAGTCCGTACCATGGCTGATAGCAAACAAGGGAGTGCAGCCATTGTCACAGCCAGCCTTGGTGGACTTGGGGCAGTTAAGGAAGTCGCTGCACAGGCGAAGGAAGCTTCTGATACGGCAGATCAGCTTGCTGGCTTACTTGCTAACCCTAATTTTCTTATCATGCTTGCCATCATGGGGCTCGCAGCGGCAATCTGGTTCTGGCGCAAAAAGCACATGGACGAACACGGTGTTTAGTTTGCTCTTGTCTCCACTTACTCGTTATCTAATCCTTGGTGCGTCCATTGTTATGGTCGCGCTAGGTATCTATGGAAAAATACGCGCAGACGCTATTGCCGAAGTTGAGGCGGCGGCGGTAGCGGATGCTTTACGGAGAACACAAGATGCGATTCGTGCTGGCGATGCTGTCAATATCTCTCCTGACCGGGTGCGCGAGTCTGACGGGTTCCGCCGAGACTAACGCCTCCGTGTGCTATGTCTGGCGAGATATTTCTTGGTCTGGAAAAGACACAACCTCGACAATAATTGAGGTAAAGCAAAATAATGCGCGCCGGGAGGGCTGGTGCGCCGGGAAAAAATAGGTGCTATAATGGCTTAGCATCGGAGTTCTGAGATGACCACCGGCCTTAATTACACCCAGTATGTCAGTCAGATCTCCACAATGGCTGTGGTAGAGCCGACCAACACTGCTTTTCAAAGCATCCTGACGCAGATGATCACTTATGCCGAGAATCGCATGTACCGCGACCTCGACTTTCTATTTACATCTGGGTCTAGCACTGCCTATGGCTTGACTGCCGGTAGCCGTACCTTGAATGTGGCCGCAGCTACGTTCCCCTATGGCACCTTGGTCGTCCCAGAGCAGATCAACGTCCTTTCTGGCGTAACCCCGGCATTATTTAATGCCTCAATATCTGGCGTTAACATGTCTGTAAGCGCAGTTACGTCAGGCACGATTGTGGCTGGGATGGAAATCTCTGGCACGGGGGTGGCGGCCAACACGTTCATTGTCTCCGGCGCTGGCCTATCTTGGACGGTTAGCGTTTCGCAAAATGTCAGCACTACATCCATGAACGGCGTCAGCGTTGATCTTGCTACGCGCGTCCCACTACTGCCCACAACAAAAGAGTTTTTGGACGCAGTCTACGGGTCCGGCGCTGTCGCCAATCGTGGGCTCCCGCAGTACTGGGTGCCATTTGACGACTACACGTTCTTGGTTGGCCCGTATCCTGACCAGGATTACTCAGTCGAACTGGTTGGGACATATAGGCCGCAGTCCTTGGGCTATCTGCCTTCTGTTGTGTCGGCATCTGGTGGCCAGATTGTCTTCTCGTCTGCCCATGGGTTAGCGAACAATGACCTTATAACACTTTATGGGTTTGTTCCGACTGGGTGGAATACGACATTCTCGGTCACGATCATCAATTCGACAACTGTCTCGGTGTCTTCGTCTGCTGGATCTGCAACGACCATTGGGACGGCAGCCAGCACTAATTCGACAACATTCATCAGCCTGAACCTCCCTGACATCATGATTATGGCCAGCATGATCTATATCTCTGCGTATCAGCGCAACTTTGGCCGGGCCAATGATGATCCTCAGATGGCGATTACCTATGAGAGCCAGTATCAGGCGCTTCTGAAGGGCGCGATGGTCGAGGAGGCTCGCAAGAAGTTCGAGGCTGCTGGTTGGTCTTCGCAGTCTCCGTCTCCTGTCGCCACTCCAAGTCGAGGTTAAGACATGCCGCATCAGGCGCTTAAACTCCTGCCAGGCGTGGATCAGAACAGGACTCCTGCGCTTAACGAGGCTGCGCTCTCGCAGAGCCAACTTGTGCGTTTTATCCCAGACCGCATTCTTGGCGGCTTGGTTCAAAAGCTTGGCGGATGGGCTAAATATCTCAATACGGTAGTGTCATCGACTGTCCGTGCATTGTGGGGTTGGGAGGACACCAACAACAAGTCCTATCTTGCAATTGGCGCAGAAGGCATTGCTGCCGGTGGCGGCCAAGCGCTTCAAGTTTTGGATGCTGCGGCTGCCAACTTGGTCAACATCACGCCGGAAAAAACAACGGCAAATCCAGCAGTTAGCGTATCATCAACAGTTGGGACAAACGCTTTTGTCATCACCGACACTGGCAGAAATGTAAGCAGCTACGATTCTGTTGATATACAGACGCCCATTTCAGTTGGCGGGATTGTTCTTTTTGGCCTGTATCAGTGCTACAACCCTACTAACAACACCAACACATACACAATTTACGCGATAGATCAAAATTCTGGCAGTCCAGCACTTGCGACGTTTTCTACGACGACGCCCATAACAGTGACTGGATCTTCTGGAACTGGTTCAGTGGCAACATTAACTTTTGCCGGTGCATATGTTTTCCCCGTTGGCAGCTCCATCACCGTGGCTGGGATGACTCCAACTGGCTACAATGGGTCATATGTTGTCACGGCATCTGCCGCCGGTAGCGTGTCTTATGCTAGCACTGCAACAGGTGCTTTGTCGGTTGCAGGCACAATTTCCAACACCGGCCTTGTCCCCCTGTTCACAACTGTATCTGGCCAAAGCATTGTTTTAGTTACGCTAAGCAACCATGGGTATGCTGCCGGGGATGCATTTCCGGTTCTCATCAGTACGACTGTCGGTGGCATCACTCTTTCTGGAAATTATGTTGTTAACAGTGTCGTCTCTACGAGCCAATTTACAATTGGCGGCAACGTATCAGCATCATCAACAGCATCTGTTTTTGAGAACAGTGGGTTAGCCCGATATGTCTACTACAAGGGCGTCGGTCCACTGGCATCAGGAACTGGGTATGGCATTGGCGGATACGGCACGGGCGGATACGGTACAGGTACTGCCCCAACCATCACGCGCGGCACACCCATCAATGCTGTTGACTGGACGCTCGATAACTGGGGCGAGATCCTAATCTCATGCCCGTTGAACGGCCCTGTCTATCAATGGTCCCCAACCACGGGGCAGCCATTGGCATTGGTGATCCCCGAAGCGCCAACCGTCAATGACGGTGTGTTTGTCGCCATGCCGCAGCGACAGATCATCGCTTGGGGCAGTACATTTGACGGCATCAAAGACCCATTGCTGATCCGTTGGTGCGATGTCGAAGATTACAACCAGTGGATCACAACGGTGACCAACCAGGCTGGCTACTATCGAATCCCCAAGGGATCGCGAATTGTGCAAGGCATCCAAGCCGGGCAACAGGGTTTGCTTTGGACGGATCTTGGCATCTGGGCAATGCAGTATGTCGGGCCGCCCTATGTCTATCAGTTCAACGAGCTTGGCAATGGCTGCGGCTTGATTGGCCGCAAGGCTGCGGCATCCGTGAATGGCGTCGTCTACTGGATGGGACCAAGTCAGTTCTTCCGGCTTTCTGGTGGCGGCGTTGAGCCAATTCGCTGCCCTGTCTGGGATGTGGTCTTCCAAGATTTGGACACCACAAATCTCGACAGAATCCGTGTCTGCCCCAACTCGCGTTTTGGCGAGATCGCTTGGCATTTTCCGACCAATGGAAATGGCGGCGAAAACTATGGCTACGTGAAGTACAACTACATTCTCGACCAATGGGACTATGGGTTCAATTCGTCAGCTAATCCATATGTGGCTAGGTCTGCATGGATCAACGAGTCGGTCCTTGGCGCTCCCATTGGCGCAGGGCTCAACAAGGCCATCTACCAGCACGAAGTCTCGCCTGACGCTGATGGCGTCGGCATGGATTCTTACTTCCAGACTGGCTACTTCGTCCTTACCGAAGCTGATGTAAAGATGTTCATTGATCAGGTCTGGCCTGACATGAAATGGGGCTACTACGGCGGCACCCAAGGCGCAAACATCCTGTTGACGTTCTATGTCACGGATTACCCTGGGCAAGCGCCAACAGCCTACGGGCCATTCACGCTGACTGAAGCTACGACCTTCATCACGCCGAGGTTTAGGGCTCGACTTGTTGCAATCAGGATTGAGAGCAATGATATTGGGTCTTGGTGGCGACTTGGAAACTTCCGTTATCGCTTGCAGCCTGATGGGAGGTTCTAATGACTGTCAGTCTCGCCGATATCCTTACCACGCAGAAGAATGGCGTCGTTGCAATTAACGGGCTTGCTCAAGCAACTGCCCGAAGCCTTGGAACCCAAACATCATCTACTATTACCTCCGCAACAGTAATTTATGTTGGCAAGGGATACCTTGTTAACTTTTCAGTTGTTGTGGCGGGCACAACTGCTGGCACAATCAGCAATACAGATTCCATTAGCACTGTAGCCGCATCAAACGCGCTTTGCGCAATTCCAGCTACCCTTGGAATAGTAAAACTTGGGCAGGTATTTTCAACGGGCTTGGTAGTTACGCCGGGTACTGGACAGTCCGTCAATGTCACATATTCACCGGGGTAAATCATGCCACTGAAAAAAGGTTCCTCACAGAAAACGGTTAGCTCCAACATCAGTGAGCTTGTGCATTCTGGCCGCCCCCAAAAGCAGGCAATTGCCATTGCCCTTAGCGAAGCCCGGAAGCATCGCGCAACTGGTGGGAAGACTAAGGCTATGGCTCCTCCCATCCCTGCACCTGGAACGGTCATCAAGCCCCATGTAGGCCCTATCCACAGCGCCGTGGCTGGGAGGACTGATCATCTCCCAATGCATGTGCCGTCAGGGGCTTACGTGATCCCTGCTGACATAATTTCTGCCATGGGCGAGGGAAATACCATGGCGGGCTTTAAGATCATGAACGATATTGTGAAGCAATACGGCGGCATCCAGCCAAGGATGGCTGATGGGGGTGCTGCCGGGCAGAAGGTTGCCATTGTTGCTGCCGGTGGGGAATACGTAATTCCTCCAGAAGTGGTGGTGAACATGGGGAATGGCAGCATGGAAGCCGGTCACACGGAATTGGACGACTTCGTCAAGAAGATGCGCGCCAAGACCGTACAAACTCTTCGAAGCCTTCCTGGCCCGAAGAAAAACTAGGGGGTAATATGTCTGAAGAATTGGGGGTAAGGCTTGGTACACCGGATGATGTCCATGCCTGCATGGATCTCGCACTGAAAGCTTCTGAGGAAAATGGGTTTGTAAAGTCCAATCCCCAGAAGCTTTTACAGGAACTCTGGCCTGGGTTGAATTTAGACAACGGACTGGTTGGGATAATCGAGGGGGAAGACGGGCGAGTAGAAGCAGGCATTCTTCTCAGGATTGGGTATATGTGGTACTCAGATGATCCAGTGCTTGAGGAAAAGGCCATTTTTGTGGCTCCAGATTGTCGTAGCGCCAAGGGGGGCAGGGCTCGTCGGCTGTGTGAGTTCTCGAAACAGGTCTCGGACATGCTAGGTCTGCCGTTAATTATCGGCGTCCTGTCAAATCACAGAACGGAAGCCAAAGTCCGTCTGTACGAACGTCAATTTGGAAAGCCCACGGGCGCATTTTTCCTGTATAATGCGCGCACTGGCTCCTACCAGGAAGCAGTGGAGTAGTCGGATGAGTGGTGGCGGCAAGACAAGCACATCGAGTTCTTCGGTATCCATCCCGCCCGAAGTCTTGGCGCGATACAATGCCGTCAACGCCCGCGCCGAAGAGACTGCACAGCAGCCATTTCAAGAATATGGTGGAGAATTTGTTTCTCCATTAAGCCAGACTCAACAGGCTGGTATTCAGTCTACGAATGTCGCTGCTGGGCAAGCTCAGCCGTACTATAATGCTGCGACTGGGCTTACGCTGTCCGGGGCAAGGGATGTCGGCCCACTGACACAAGGGCAGATTGGTTACTACCAGAACCCCTACACACAGGCCGTTGTTGACCCGACCGTACAGGCTCTTCAGCAGCAATTTGGCCAACAGAACGCTGCCCAGCAAGCGCAAGCTATTAAAGCCGGTGGGCTTGGCGGCGGCGGCGATGCTCGCGCCCGCGCAATGCTTGCCGGGCAGCAGGGCCTTGCTTTCGGCCAGGCAATCGCGCCCCTGTACTCACAAGGCTATGACAAGGCAGCAGCGCTTGCCCAGTCCCAGCAGGGCGTTGTGGCATCTGACCTCGCCCGCCGCATGCAGGCTGGTACACAGATCGCCAACTTGGGCACTGGCGCACAGACGGCTGGCCTTCAAGGCGCTGCTGCGCAGTTGCAAGCTGGCCAGCAGGAACAGCAGACCCAGCAGGCGCTGGATACCGCCAAGTATCAGCAGTTCCTCCAGAAGCAGCGTTACCCATTCGATGTGACTCAGTTCCTTGCCAACATCGCGGAAGGCACTGGCGCGTTGTCTGGCTCGACCACAACGACAACGTCCCCGCGCGGCCTATTCGGCAATCGCGGCGGCGCGATGACGGGGCGTCATGCCAAGTATGCCGGTGGTGGTTTGGTCCCTGAGGGCTTTGATGAAAGCTCAATGGGTGGCGCTGTCATGCCTGACATGGAAGGCATGGGCTTTGCCAGGGGTGGCTACGCAACTGATGGTGGCGTTGGCCCCTACAGCAATACCAGCCTCCTCAATGCTGGAACCGGGATTGTTCCACCGCCCATGCAGACCAACTACAAGCTGATGGTCTCCCAAGCCAAGATCCCAGAATCCACGGGTGGCCTTGGTGATGCCCTTCAGCGCGGTCAACAAATGGCTGGCCTGTATAAGTTTGGCAAGGAGGGCCTGATTGGCACTCCGAAGACTTCTGTTGATCCCACTGGCGGCGCTGGTCTTATCGGTGGTCAGGGCCAATGGGGTGGCGAAAATGTCTTCAGCAAGCTGAAAGACTTTATGAAGCCTGCGGCTGCCCATGGCGGCTTGATCCTTGAGCGCGAGCATCATGCTGGTTACACCGGCAACGTTGCTGGTGATGATTACGATGATGAAGACGCACCGAAGAAAAAGGAAATGAACAACAGGGCCGAAGTCCCTGAGACATTCCTGACACCCAGTTTCCTTCAGGCTGGCGCGCAGCATCCGACTTTGCAGACTGCTGGCGGCGGTGGCGGTGGGGGTAAATCCTCCAACACAATAGGACAGCTCGGCCAGTTGGCTGGTGCAGGCAATGCAGCCATGAAGCTTGGCAAAGGCGCTGCTGGCCTATTTGGCGGCGCTCCGTCTGCGATACCTGAAGTCATTGATCTGACGACCCCAGTGGCTGCTGGCGCTGAAGCTGCTGGCGGCACTGGTTTGCTTGCTGGTCTTGGTGAGGGACTTGGTAGTCTTGCTGCGTTTATCCCGTTCCTTCAGGACGGCGGGCGTGTCCCACATTATGATTACGGTGGCCTCGTTATGCGCGAGCATCACGATGGCAGCGAAGGAAATGTTGCTGGTGAAGCGCCCGCTGCGCAAGCCGAAGCGCCTCCCGCTGACGACCGCCTTGATCGCACTCTTGGCGCGCTTCGCCGCATTGAGAGCGGTGGCAAGTATGACATTGTCGGCCCTGCATCACGCAAGGGTGACCGACCTTATGGCGCGTACCAAGTCATGGGCGCAAACATCCCGTCTTGGACGGAGGCTGCCCTTGGCCGTCGATTGACGCCTGAAGAGTTTTTGAAAGACAAGGAGGCGCAAGACGCCACTGTGCGCCATCGTGCCGGTCTTTATCTCAAGCAATATGATGACCCCAGACAAGTTGCATCAATGTGGCTTTCTGGCAGGCCAATTGAAAGAGCTGGCAACGCTGCTGACGTTCTTGGAACTGATGTCCCAAAATATCTCTCGATGTTTGACAGGTATTATGGCGGCAAGGACCTTGCACCGGCTGACGGCAAGAAGGCGGGCCTAATGCCGCCTGCGGATATCGGGCGCACTGTCAGCGATACAGCTACCGGGCTGTTTGACAAAGCCACATCCCCCAGCTTTGCGGTGCCTGCTTTGGGCTTCCTTGGCTCGATGTTGTCTTCCAAGAGCCGCACACTAGCTGGCGCTCTTGGCGAGGGCATGCTTGGTGGCGTTGGGGCTTATCAAGCCAACAAAAAGCAGGAGCAGGAGACGGCCAAGAACTTGGTCGAAATGCTCGGCAATCGTTTTGAGCGCCAGCTTGTGAATGGTCAAGTTATCTATCGCAATAAGCTTACCGGCAGTGAAATCCCTGCATCTCAAATGGCCAACACGGCAGCCGGAATGTTCAAGAATGCCGGTCTTGATCCCAAAGATTATGGCATTGCGCCGCCGTCTGCGCCCACGGCCCCCGGTCTTGTCCCTGCAACTGGCGCAGCCCCATCTGGCGTTGTTCCTGCTGCCGGTGCGCCCGGCGCAGCGCCTGAGGCAGCTCCCGGTGCGACTAGTACTCCTGCGGCTCCCGGAGAGAAGCCACCGGCAGCAGGCGCGAAGCCGCCTGTAACGCCCACAAACCCGTCTGACATGACGGCAACTCAGTTGCGCGCTTATTACGAAAAGAACCCCGAAGCTGCTGGCTTGGTTGGGGACGATGACCCGCGAGTGATCAGAGCAAAGATCAAAGCTCTGAAGAGCCGTGCTGAAGATTTCCGCAGCAAATTGAATGACAATGCTGGGGCTACGGAAGCTGACCGGCAGGCACAAGAAGAAGAGAAGCGCCTTGATAAGCTTCTTGATCAGGCTAGTTCGCATCAGTCTGCGATTAACCAGAAGCTCAACGAACAGCAGGCTGCCCAGTCTGGTGAATTTGAGAAGGAAATTCTCAAGCGCCAAGAGTTGTATCAGCGCGCTCGCGGCAACTGGGAGCGTCTTGGCGACATCTATTCGGAACTCAAAACAGGCCGCGCAGAGACTTTTAAGGCAGATCTTGCTAGCTGGGCTGATGGTTTTGGTATTCCATTGCCGGGCCTCCAGCAAAAGCTTGCAAATGCTGCTGATGTTGATGCTGCGACTAAGATCACTATGCAGGAAGTTTACGACGCTATGGCTAGGGAGAACTTGGTCCGCGCGCCTGCGGCTTCTGCCAAGGGTCTTTCGCAGACGGTTCCAGGCCCCAACCTCACCCCTGGCGCTGTCTACGAAATCGTTGGCAAGAACCTTGGCGAGCTTGAGCATGTTCGTAAGCGCGATGATGCCTATCTCGATCAGGCTCGCGGTACTGTCCCTGCGAAGTTCCTGCGTGATTACGACAGGGCCAATCCCAGCTCCCTCAAGGAAGATGTTGCTCGCGGCCTGAATATGCTGACGATCAACCCTGCTGTGCCAAGGGAGACCATAAACAGTCTCTACACGACCTATGGACCACACGGCTATAAACCCAAGGGCATGGAAGTTGAAGGCGGCGCGCCTGCTGCTACCCCAGCCAAGCCTGCTGTCCCCGAAGTCGGCACTGTCATGCAGGGCTATCGCTTCAAAGGCGGCAACCCCGCAGATCCCAATAGCTGGACAAAGGTGCAGTAATGGCAGGACCTTGGGAGCAATTTCAGCCTTCTTCCGAAGCCCAGTCAGCGCCTGCTGAAAGTGGGCCTTGGAGCCAATTTTCTGCAAAGCCTGCTGCGGAAGGCCCTGCTGTCGCAGCCACACCCGGCGAGCGAGAGTTTGCTGCTGACAAGGCGCTTGTCGAGCAGGCTGCTGGGCTTACGCCCGGCGCGCTGAAGGCTGCCAATTACGCTGCCCTCAATGCGTTCTTCCTGAATGCTCCCTCGCATGTTGTTTCTGCCTACACCGCCTTGAAGGAAGGCAGGCCTTACAAGGAGACTTTCGAAGAGCAAAAGCGCTATGAGAAGGCTCTGGAGCGTCAATATCCGACAGCCTCGACTGCTGGCACGGTTGCTGGTATGGGTGCTGGCTTCCTTGTTCCCATGGGCGCTGTTGGTCAAGCAGGGCGTCTGGCGGAAGCAGGGATGGCTGCGAAGCTGGCTGGGACTGCTGCTCCAGAGATCGTCAAGAAGGGCGCTGCAAAGATCGCTGGCCTTGCGCCTGCTGCGGGCGTGTCTGGGGCTATGTCTGGCATTGCTGGCGGGCTGGAGAACCTTGATCCACAACAGGCCGTCAGGGACGCTGCTATTGGCGCTGGCGTAGGCGCGGCGGCGCAGGCGGTGCTGCCTGCTGTTGGTCGTTACTTCTCCAAATATCCAGACGCTTTTGATTCGGTGACTGGCAAATTAAAGCCAGAGCATGAAGCAGCCGTTCAGCAGGCCTTTGAAGGCCGTATGTCGCAGGCCGACATTGACTCCTTCAAGGGCGAGCTTGCCGCCTCCTTTAAGAAGAGTGGCCCGACCGAGGCCGCTGCAAAAGAAGCCCTCCTAGCCAAGGAGACGGGCCAGCAGCCTACGCGCAGTATGGTTACAGGCGAAAGGCCTACCACGGAGGCTACTGGGATTGCTGAGAAGGGCGCTATTGAAGCAGAATCAGCCTTGGAGGCCAAGCGCGCTGGCATGGCTGCGCCTGCTGGCTCTCCTACAGGTATTTCTGATGTTCTCCATGGCGCTCAGCAGGCCGGTAAGGCAGATGTCGCAACAGCATATAAGCCGGTGGACACTGCAAAGGGCAGATTTGTAGCGCCAGACCCGGATGCGCCAGCGCCTAATTTGGTGAAGCGCATCGATCCAAAGACAGGTGAGGTTGTTTGGAGGGATGCCTACTTCCTTCCCTCAATAAATCAGACCCTTCGCGCCGCCAAAATGCCGACAACTTTCAGCGCGCCTGGCGGCACTCAGGACCTGTATCCGCAGGCGGCGAAGGCGAAGCAGTTTCTTGAGGAAGGCCTTGGCTCTGGGCGCGCTCCCGATCCTGGCCAGCCATTCACATTCCCTAATTTGGAGCTTGTGAAGCGAACCCTGAACAAGTTTGCCAAGGATGCCGATCCCAGAGATGCCGAGATCATCCGCAAAATGGGTGATGGGTATGAGCTTGGCTTGAAGAAGATGATCGACGCCAATCTTTACCAGGGAGGCAACGGTCGCCAGATCTTTAAGGATCTGATGGACGCCCGTGCGGTTACCACAGAGTTCAAGAACAAGTTCTACGACAACAAGGGTCCTGAAGGTCAAGCATTTGCCCGCGCCATGAAGGCGCTTGTAGACAGTCAAGCCAACAAGATTACGCCTGTCCTGTCTGATGCGTCAGCCAAGGCTGCGCAAGATGTTCTGACTGGCAGCATGCTCAACAGAAGCGTTGGGCTAGGCATGTATGATCGCTTTGAGCGCATCCTCAAGCCAAACTCTGCTGAGATGGGGACTGTGCGCGACCAGATCCGTAATCAGGTTCTCAATGTTGGTGGGGACATGTCAAAGCTCCCATCCAAGATTGATGAGTTCTTGCGTGAGAACTCGGCGATAGCTTCGCGCGTCTTCACGGGCCAGCAGGGCGCTCCATCTGTCTCTGATCTTCGCCGCATGTCTGAGGCCATAAAGATCATCAATAAGAAGCCGGTATCGGGCGAGCAAAAAGAAAGCATGATTGTTAACGCAATCAAGGAAATCAATTCTGCGCTTGCTGGCGGTGCGACTGCTTACTTTCATGGGCCACTACTGGGAACTGCTGCGTATGTTGGGTCCAAGGCCCTCAGGAAGGGCAGCGAAGCCATACAGGCTTCCTCGCGCAGGGCTGCCGAAAGGGCTGGCGCTCCAAATGCTGAGTTTAAAGCGCCTGAATCTATGCGCTTCATCGATAAGCCGCCGGAGTTTGGAACATCTTTGAATGTGGAGCCTGCCCTTGAGGATCAAGGCGCTGGCCCAGGCTATCGTGCGCCTACGCCATTGCCACCCCTGACAATCAAAGGCCCCGGCAATCGCATGGGCAGGAAGTCTGGCGGGCGCGTTTCTGACAGGCTTGTCGCGGCTGTTGACCGGGCCAAGAAGAACATCAACAATCAGACGCAGACGCTTCTCAGAACCCCCGACAACCATGTCGCGCAAGCTCTTGAGATCGCCAACCGCAACCTAGAGAGCTGAGCCATGACTACTGCCAACAAGTCGCTCTATCAGCCTGCCAACGGGTCAAACGTCAATACGTGGGATGTGCCGTTAAACGCTAATGCTGATTACATCGATGCGGCCTTTGGCGCGGTCACGCTGCTCAATGCATCGTCTGGATCTGCGACCCTGTCTCTTGCGCAATATCGCCCCCTGATTCTCGATGTCAGTGGAGTTATGTCCGCAAATGTCACCTACACCATCCCAACTGGTGTGGGAGGCCAGTGGATTGTCAGGAACAGGACCACAGGCGGCTCATACACGGTTACCATTGCCTACCAAGGCGGTGGCCCTACCCTTGAGGTGCCCCGTGGCGCTACGGTCCCACTCTACTCCGATACGACGACAAGCCCTGCCACATACGGCATCTATGCGTCTTCTGTTGGCGTTGGATCTACAGTCCCAGGGTCGTCTACCCAAATCATATTTAACAATGCCGGTGCCTACGCAGCGTCTGCGAACCTTACTTGGAATGGCACCACCTTGGCTGCCAGCAACATATCGACCGGCGGCACGATCACGGCGACAGGGGCTATCACATCGTCTGATGCGGTTACCGCCTTCTCTGATCGTTCTTTGAAGCGCGATATCCAAACCATCGAGCATGCTGTCGATCTTGTGAAGAGAATGCGCGGCGTCTCTTACGAGATGATTAATACAGGCAAGCTCGGTGTTGGAGTCATTGCGCAGGAGATGCAGGAGGTTATCCCACAGGTCGTCTTGGACAACAACGGCATTCTGTCGGTAGCCTATGGCAACTTGACTGCTGTACTGATCGAGGCCGTCAAAGAGATGGCTGCGCGCATCGATCAGCTTGAAGGAAAGACCCCAGCCGGTTAGGGCTGGGGTAAGTGCGTTTCGAACAATCACGAAGTGAGCTGGGCCTACAAGCGCCTGACGCATAACTATCGCCGCATGTAAGCCAAGGACCATTCCTTGACTCGATTAGTGTGCCACAGTTCCGATTAGCTTCAAGCTGGATTTCGGTTGAAGGTGATATTTATTTCTGCGCGAATGTCCTGATTGCGCCAGCACCAGCACTCCCCATTTTCCTGAAAGCATACCCAGATAAGGTCATGTTCAGGGCCATAGTCTATCGTCATCTGGGCTAGAGCTTTTCCCTTCGGAGTCACCACGGGTATAGGTGGGTTCAATTGTAAGATCATGTTCTGGGTTCCATTCGTTGCGCTTCTTGATGAAGACTGGATGTAGTTCGTTCTGAGGTATGAAGAAGTAAGGTGGTCGCCCACCCATGCTCCAGAAGTGTTTCTCATTGCTTTTCGCGTCCAAACCCTTCATCCAACCACGGACGCAAAGATAAGGCGCATATCCTGTTACCAAGAAATAGTAGTGATCTGGATTGTCTTTCTCGTCTTCCTTAACAACACGAAGGAAGCCGTTGTGTTTCAGTGTCGCCCGCACTTGGATGTTTGTTCCAATGTCTGCTTTGCTGTAGGTGTTGACAGAACCATCGTAGTAAAGGTCCAAAACCTTGGCGACACAGACTTCACCCATTGCTCCTTGAATGTGTATTTGCAGCATTGAAAATTCGTCTTCTACAAAGCCGCCGGAAGCTTTTGAATTTCGTTTCGTTGATTCATGATGGCGCACCACGCCAACATTTGATGCGTTCTGCATTTCTGTTTGGGACAGGGTTACCCATACGCATCCGCCGTCTTGTCTCATTGTCATTCCTTGATCACCTTCTTTACAGGCGGAAGATAGCAGAGCTTCATATGCTCATCGCAATAGGAGCGTCCAACTTTGGTGCGCCCACAGAACAGGAAGTCTGCCGGATTGCCTGCGTTGATGATGAAGCGACATGATTTGGATGTTAGTTTTTCGAATGGTATTGCCCTTACAGGCTCCGGTTCAGGCGGCTCTTCACAGACGATTGGCATGGCTATCTCCCCCACAGGCTCTACGTTAACCATAGCCAATGGGATTGCCTTGTCTTCAATCTGGTAGATAGCATTCTCAACAGGTGGCGGAAGATTTGCTAGGCGTTCCGCCTCCAGTCTCCTTGTTTCAGCCCTGATGGCTCGGACGCGCTGATCAGATATCCTTACATCAAGCTTCCCAGCTTCGCGCATCCTGTGGATTTTCCCAAGGATAGAGCTTCGCGTAACGCCTAAACGCTTGGCTATCTCAGCGCCCGTAAGGCCTTGAGACCATAGGCCAATCATCTCATTGACTTTGTCGTTCATAGCTTCACCCGTTGTGGGGTGGCGGCTAGGTCAGCAGCCGCCACTGGTTTGGTTAGGAATGCTCTTGGCTCTCTTCAAGGTTTATCGCTGCTGTCTCTGCGATATCTCTTTCTAGCTGAGCCATGTGCATCGCATCTAGCTCCGGGCTCCCTGCTTGCTCAGTGATTAACTCACCGGCAAAGGCCAAGTAATTGATCCCATCCACGTAGTGATCAGGGTTCTGCCGGTCGTTCCCAATACGGGAAAGCTTTACTGCATGCAGGACAAGCGCGATGTCATGTGGCGTCAGCTCCATGTTGGTGAGGATGCTAGCGATTTGCGCCACACGGCCCATGCCAACACGCATGTCGCCGTACTTTGGATTGCGCTCGTTGAAGATGCGGGTCGCATCCATCATGAAGTCTCTATATTCCATGGTTTTCTCCTGAGGTTATTGGATTGATTAGTAGCTCCGGGGACCAGGCCTGATTGGCCCCCTTGGCGGATTACGCATGGACCCAGATGCTCTAGAACCATCTTCCATGATCTCTTCTTGGTCCATGTCCAAGAACTCCTGCGCTTTACCAATGCAGGAGGTGTTGATGATGACCTTGCCCCTGTCCTGCCACCAGACTTCGCCGCCCATGTTCTTGCGCCGGTAGAACAGATGGAAGACAACAAACTCCTGCCTGTTCATGATGGCGCACAACTCTTCCTCAGAGTTGGCTGGGTGGTCTAGGGTTAGTTGATGGGTCAGCATACCAGACGCGCTGCCCATGTTCATTGTGATCAAGAATCGCATGTATCCCCACCGTCATTTCTAAGGACCACTGACCCGTCCATGCGTTTTTTCCATTTAGAAAAGCGCCCGCCGGGAAGTGGTGACTTGGTTCTTGATGCCCCTATGTGCTTTTGGTGCTTTCTTTTCACCTTGGCAATCAACGGAGCGTCAACGCTGCTAGTATGAGCCCTGTGGCACTTGCGATGAGCAACCAGCCAGTTGCTTTCATCGTCTCTGCCACCAGCCTCCAAAGGAATATCATGACTTACATCCCACTCTTGGCCAGGAACGACCTTCATACTGCATAGATGGCATACGCCTTCATGCCGCAGAAAGATATCAGCCCTCATCTTGGCCGTTATGCGTACACGCTTGATCAATGGACCGGCTCGTCTTCGCTGCTGTAGAAAGAGTTGATGGTGTTCATGGCATTATGCATGAAGGTAGCCGCCATAGCTTGAGCCATCAGAAGACCGCCCTCCTGAGACAGGACGATCTTGATGAAGGTAAAGTTAAGGGCGGCAACGGCTATCTGTCTTCTTTTGCCAGATAGCATCTTGTCAATCTTTTCGGACAGAGCGACAACTTCTGTGGCTTCTTCATCTTCTAAATGTGACATCATTTTACAGTCTCATTTCTGCGCGTTTTGACGCTTCGATTGATTGCCATTCATGGAACTTCATGCGGATGTATTCGAGCTTTACCTTCAAGAAGGCAGCCTTCTCGCGAGCCTTCACCATGCTGGTGATGAACTCGCCCCATTCCTGAGATGCTTTCGTCTGCATCTCAGCGCGACTGACCGGCATGTCGCCCAAGGAGAGCATCATGCGGGCCAGTACTGCGCTTTTGGTCTCTTCCAGAAGAGATGCGGCAGAGTCAGCATCCACATATGCTTTCGCAACAATGCGATACTGTTCCGAAAGTGGCAGATTGCTGTCCATGCTTCACCTCAAAATGGGATCGAGTCTTCGTCGTAGCTGCTTGTCTGGGCGGCTTGAGCCTTCTGGCTATTGGCCGCAGTCGGGTTCTTCTCTTTGAACGCCAAGCTCATCCACTTCTCACCGTTCTTGTCGGTCTTGGTCCAAGCACTGATCCAGTACTCGACGCCGCCAATCAGGGCGTTGCCCGTCAGGGGAGGCGACTTGTCACTGTTTGGACGGGAGTTCTTGAAGACCGCCCCACTGTTATCTTTCTGCTCAAATGCCATCGTACTTCTCCTTCAACTCTCCGACTTTCTTGTCGAGTTCACCCAAGAACATGATGACTTCCCTTTCCAAAAGGGAGATCGTCTCGTCATTGCGCTGAATACGCTCAACGAACAACTGCATGCTCTCAGGCATTCTAGGATCAAACGATACGAAATCGCACCACTTGCGACCCGTGCAGGCCATCTGCCACTGCATCTGGGTGACGTACCGCCCAGGTGTAGATTGTCCC